AATTTCCTTTTTCGCAGAATCAGCTTGAATTACTTTTGAGAATGATAAAGGTTCTTGCGCATTTGCACTGCTAAAATACAGAATAGACAGAATAGATAAAAGAATAGTTTTTTTCATACGTGATAATTTTTAGTAATGAATATGAGTTACAAAGATATAAAAAAGTATTAACGCAAAAAAGCCCCACATTTCTGTGAGGCTTTTAATATAGTATTTTGGATTCACACTAAATGAATCTGCATTAAATCATCCATAAATTTATGAATCCCTGTATCAATCTTTTCAATTTGAGTTTTCCTTGGCTTTTTCAAACCTGTAGAATAATGACCTAATTGTTTTTGATTGATGCCTGTGATTTTTTCTAAACCCGACTTTGTGAAAATTACTGAAATATACTCTAAATATGAAGCCGTATCGAATTCCCATTTAATCTCATAATTTCCTTTTAAAGCCTCTGGAATATCTTCATTATACTTTTTATATAATGTGATAGCTTCCAAAATATTCTCTTTGACTTCTTTTACGGTGTCCCCCGCACCGTATATTCCAGGAATACCTTCAGCCCAAGCACCATATTGGTCGGTTCCTTTTTCTATTTTTATAATAATTGCCTTCATAATTGTTTGTTTTGTCTATTTAGTCATTTTTGCATTTAGTCATTTTTGTCATTTAATCATTTAATCATTTAGTCTAACAAAAAATTGTGTTCTTTTTTTTCTGTATGTAAGTTTGTTTTTTTTCGTTTGGTACAAACGTAGGTGGGGTTGATAATATATTAAGTTTCCTTTTAAAGGATATGGGAATTAAAACCCCATATCCTTTAAAATTCTTTTTCTTAATCCTTCCGGAAATTCTTTAGCTCCATGATAAGGAACAGGATATCTTAGTCCATTTTTATCTTTGTAGATATAATGGCTACCTGAAGATTCTCCTGTCCACTCCCAATCACGCTCAGATTCGTCTCTGTGCTTTCGAAGCCAACGATGGAATTCAGTATACTTCATATTTCAAAGAGCTTTCGTTTATTAAACTCGATACAAAGGTAGTCAATTTTCTACCATTTGCAAGTAAATAGCAAGATTTATTTTAGATATTAACGATATTTATAATTACAAACAAAATGCCCGAACTTCACAGCCCAGGCATCTCTTCATATTAACCAATAAAATGAAACAAATCAAATGATACGAGAAAGAATTTGAAGTAAAGCCCCGGAACGTGCAGGGGTTAGGTGTTGTAATAGTTCGGTGGCAGCATGGAATTTTATTACTGTATCGTGAATTTCCTGTCGTGTATAGCCTTGAAACAGTTCTTTCACCACAGCAATAAGGCCGCTAGGTATGCAGGCATTAGACTGTCCGTAGATATGTGCTACGTCGTTCAGATAGGTACAGCAAAAATATGTTTGGCTCACACAGCCTTGTATTTTATTTTCGGGTATCACCATGTGTGCCGGCATGGGTTGTTGTTCGTCGGATAACGAAATGAGATAATCAAATTTATTGTTCCATTCGCCCAAATCGTTGAACATATCGATAAATTCCTGTTGTTTCTCTTCTAGTGTCATAATATTTCTTTTGAATTTTCAAACATGGCCGCCCAACCGCTTCGCCCATAAAAAGTTTCGGGTGCGATGGGATAAATATCAGCTGGAAATTTTATTAAACTCAGATACCCGCATGAATTGAGTTCTGTCTGATCCGTCTGCATTTGGTTCAAAATGGCATTCAGCACATTGTTACACTCGTTCATCAGCAAGGCTTCGTTTAGATTATCGTTGTTGCTAAAGTTGAAATCACGACAAAGATTTATACCTATTTTTTCACTAACTCCATCGGTGGTTAGCGGATTATAAGAAAATTCTCCGTATTCGACGAATAGAACAAATCCTTTAGAATTACTTATTTTATCCTCTACGTATTTTCGATCGGCCGAAACGATAAATGTACCAATACCGGGGAACACCAAGTCGTCAGACTGATTAAGCATGTCCGAAACTAATTCGTCGTAACCTTCTTTTTTAGTTTCAGTTGTTTGTGAAAACAAATCGGTCAGCACGGTTTTAGGAACAAACCGTGAAAAATATTTGTAAATATCAATGATGTAATCCTGCTTATTCATTGCTTAATCTGTTTATATCGGTTATACTTAATCCGGTCCGCTGTGCCAGTTCATCAAGCTTGATGCCCGAAGCCAGCGCGTTATTGATAGAATCTTTCAATGCTTTGATCTGAGCATTGAAAAAATCAATTATAGTTTTATCTTCAACAAAAGAATATCCTTCTTTTTCGAGGAAAAGCATAGTTTCGCTTAAACCCAGGTTTATTTTATCGGGGTCGAAATCTTCACCTCCTTTGCGACTGTACAGAATGCTGTAGGTTGAATGTTCGCGAAAAAACTTGATAATGCCGGTAAACCAATACATCACCCCAAATGGTATTTCAGGGGAAAATTTCTTCACCACATGCATCGGAAAACCGTACAGCACACACATAATTTTATTCATGCAATAAGCCTTGACATTGACGTCGCCCGATTCATTATATGCCTGAAGCAAATCCATACAATCTGTGTATTGTTTGGCGGTTATATTTGTTTCCACGGTTACATCACGATCGAACATCGGGGCGCAATCTGAGTAAAGAACAATAGGGTTTCGGGCAAAATAGTAGTTAGGAATGATCTTACTTTCTTCTAGCTCAAATGCGAAATTAAATCTCTCAGCCAGTTGTATCAGATTGAACTGGATGTTTTCCTGTGTTTCGGCTTCATGCTCCAGCATTTCACGAAATCGCTCTTTTCCTAAAAATAGTCTATAAAAGATGATATAGAAAAAGTGTTTGAGCCCAAACCAGAACCCGCGTGTTTTCGCCGGCATGTAACCGGTGAATTCTATAAGCAAATTGAGCTTAAACTGAAATGGTGTAATTTCATTTGCAAAAAGCAATATCATATTGCGGAAAACAAATGGTATATGCTTAGGTGGCACATCTTCCCAACATTCGGGGATGTTGATTGTAGATCGTTTTAGGTGGATCGTTTTCATTGGTTGGTTGATTCAAATGTGAAAGGTTTACAGACTCCAATCGAAAAATGCTCAGCAGCTTCTAAAGCCTTTAATACTGCCATCTCTGCTGTGATAGATGCAGAGATAGATGAATGTATTGCTCCTAATGCATAATCACTTCCACATCCTACAGAAGCAAATCCTTCCATATTTTCACCAACTTGAAAATCTTCATCAATCTGGAAAAGTCTGTTTTTATATGCTACTAAAAAACTACCACCCTTTTCATCTCCATCTTTTTGTTTCTGAATAAATCCACCATCAGTAAAGCATTTTCGAACTTCGTTGATGAAATCAGTACACATATATTCGTAAATGTCTTTATCGTTAACAACTGGTGGATTGAATGAAAATCGAAGCAATTGTATCATTCGAAATGATGATGTACATCCAATAATAAAATCACCATTTTTAAAAAGTTTAGTGTCTTTTCTTGCCATAATAAGTGATCCTGCTACTCCGGCAGAATCAGCACCCATGATAACTCTATCATTTTCTTTGTCTAAAAATCCTACAATGCATGTCATAATGTTATTTTTTATTGGTTAGCTATTTTTAATAAGCGAATGAATCACTTTCTTTTACTCCCTGCAATTTGTAAACCTGAGTAGATGAAATTCCGGTTGCAGTTGGATCGGTTGATTTTTCGATATCCATTACGCGCCAAAAGCTTTCGGCTTTAGCTTGAAATTGATAGGCCACTTTTTCGCGGATGAATTTTTCTGGTAGATCCTTTTTGTTTTTGGAGTCCATTTCGTTGTTTATTTCAAGGCGGATAGTTTCCGGCAGGCAATAATACGAAAGGCGCAAACAGGCCCGATACATGGTTTCGTAGCAAACGGCACGGGCTATATCGTCTGTTTTTTTAGATGATTTATTGCGGCTTAATACGCAATCTGCCCAAACTTCGCGGATAATCCATGTGGCATTAAGCACGAAATAAATATCTGAAACACCAACCCATTTCTTTAAGTCGTCGATATTGATCGGTAATTCTGCATATTCTTTTTGTTTTTCAGAATCTTTCCAATCGGAAATTTTGGCGGCATTGGCATCCAACAGTTTTATTAGCTGGTTCATCCAAAACCAAGCATCGGTAATCAATTTGTTGTCGAGCTCATCTTTTTGATATTTGTAAATGGTTGTCTCGCTGTCAGTCTTTTTTATGGTGATCCCATCATTACCAATTTTGGCAATTAAAAAAATGGAATGCGCATACAAAGCAAAGTTTAACATTGCACTTTGTAGGCAATCGGTTAATTCAGCATTTAATTCAGTCTCCACATTGGCTTCGACTGCCGGAACTTCCGGAACATCATCGTGTGCCGGAATAGCATCGGAAGCTACGGTAACAGCAGCTTTACCATCACAAAGTTTGTTGTACAGAGTCTGACCGATAAGATCGGATATCTCCACTCCTACTTTCGTCAACGAGCTTTCAAGATTGTCGAATTCTAGGGTCAAGTTAGCCCCGGAAAGTTTTTTCTTTAATATTGAAGAAAATCCTGTGCGTACAAATGGTATTTTTAGCATGATATTATTGTTTAACTGGATCAGCCGTTGCTGTATTTGTCAACCGATCCTTTGGTGTAGTGTCCTGTTGTTTTGCGGGGATATCAATCCAAAATCCTAGTTTTAAGCCTAGCTGTTTTGCATACGGGAAATTGATCCAGATAGCGCGATTAATCTCCTTAAGAATGAAATATTCGTCCCATGTGAGCGTGGAAACATATAACAGGTAGTTATAATAGACATCGGCACCTGCCAATGAAATAACACCATCCTTATCAACACCGGTGATTGCTCCCGGAATTCCCAACGAAGCCAACACAACCTGATCGGATCGTTTATCGTTGCTATTTATAGACTCAATAAATTCCTTGAACTTACCGGGAAAATCTTCAAATTTCCAAGGTGTATCTCCCCATTGGGTGGTGGCGTATAATTTTCCCTGATTTTTACCCTCACCACTCATCAGGCTTGTTATTCGGCGAAGTTCACACGAAATCAAATCATCAACCATTACTTCGTAAAATGGAAATGGCTTACCGGTGTCATCCACTAATTTCACACCCCTATATTCAGTTTGACGTGGCGTGTCAGGATCTCCCTGTAAATTCCGAGTACATATATCCTGTAGAATGGATTTTTGCTGCATATACCAGGTACCGGGGATAATGACATGAACGTGTGCATTCAGCGCATTTTTGTAATATGAATTAGTGTATTTAGGTGCCAGATTGGACGATTTTATATATTCCGATGCACCTTTAAACCAATCGTTATAGGCGTAAACCCATTTAGCGAATGATTTGTCGCTGTTGAAAGCAATTGATACAGGATATTTGGTAGGATTTTTAGGGTCAAAACGTGGATAAACATCATATTGGTGAGTTGAAATGTATAACCAGTCACCAACTATTACATATTGACAATCTTCCGATTTGATACGACGGTTAGTCCAGTCACCAGTCGCAGCCAAACGGGCTTCATCCGATCCAACATAGCTAAGCGCATCTATGGAAGCAGCTGTGCCAATTCTGCGGCCTTTATTAAAATTGTATTTTGACACGCAAGTTTTAACCAAGTAATAGTCATACGACATATTGGTTATATACTCCCAGAATGAATTATATCCTTTTTCTTCCCAACTATTTAACCAATCTTCAATTTTAGAATCGTAATAAGGTACTCTAACGCGACGAGCATCCTGATCTTTCCCAATTATACGTTCTGTAAAAAGTCTCGGACCTTTTCCAAACAAAAAATCAACTTGTTTTTGAATTAATTGAGGGATTAATTTATGTTCTCCGGTTACGGCTGCCACTTCTTGTGGGTAAAGGTTGTGCCCATCCCCCCAAAGAGGTACAGAATAATCTTCCAAACGCATGCAAACACGATCGGTTGAAAATTTACTGTAAATTGTTTGATATTCACGTGTCAGAATGTTTTCACGCTCAGATACACCTTGAATTTCGAACGTCAACACATTAGATTGTGATCTAGCAATGCCCCTATGGTTATTTGTCCATTCAACTTTTACATCTTTTTCTAAAACCGTTTTTTTCATTTTTGTTGATTAAATTTTTTATTAGTCAAACCATTTTATGGTTAGAAATTCATTGTTTGGCGGAAAGGCTATTTTTCGGATCAATTTTTTAAAACATTGCCTTGCATCTCCACTTTCAGTATCTTCGAAATATAAATAATGATCTGAATTTACACTCAACCCCTCCCCTTTCATGGCTGGCCGTATTCTACAATTTTCATATTTTCGAATTTGCCCATATTCATTGCGAGCCAAATCGCACGTAATAAATACAATGGAAAAAGTAGCTCCCGGAATGAGTTTTAAATTTCGGATCCGGATAAAAGCGTCGGCACCGCTAATTGTCTTTTCTTTCAATTCCATATACAAAAAAAGCCCACTTTCGTGAGCTCTTAAAGGACATTATTATCAACCAACGGAATAATTTCCAGCACCCATTGGCGAAATTTGCTTTCGTTCTGAGTCTGGTAACAGATTACTGAATTCACCCCAAAGAAGGTACAATAGAGCAGATGACAGCTGTGTTGAGTAATATGCCTGATCTTTATACTCCAGTTCCTTTTCTGATTTTTTATCCAGTTCCACTTGTCCTTCTGTACGTTTCAGGGGCGAATGATTGATAGAAGAAATTAATGCTTCACATTCGTTTTCATCAATCAACACATCATCACGGTTTCCTTCATTTTTTCCAAATAGTAAATTCAATAGCCTATAATGTTGGGGATAATATATCGTAGGCTGACCCAAACTCATTAATGTCACATTCCAACCTAGTTTTTGAAGTGCTGTTTTGAGTAATATGGCATCGGTATCATTAAGATCGCCTTTCAATGGATAATATTTTCGATAATGAGGATCCCGCTGATTGGCGGCTCTGTCGTAATGAAAAATTACGGACTTATTACCCGTTTTTCGTTGAGCTTGGAAAAAATCATCAAACTGTTTGGCCATTTCTTCATGCTGATCCGGGTGAATTACCCACATATCTTTAATCACACGAAATTTCTTTTCTCGTTTATTGCGTTGAGCTATTATCAAGCTCGAAAATGGTCCTGGATCTAATCCAATTATCAGCGGCAAATCCTTATTCCAATATTTCAGATTTTTGCATGTATGTTTAAATTCTTTATCGATGGAAAAATCATCAATATTGCCGTAAGTATAGCCGTCATCAAAAGTGTGCTCTTTTCCGAATTTTCCGAAAAAACGATCTTTCACCTTATGTTTTCGAACGGCCAAAATTGAGGTATTAAGCCGATCTGTATCTTTTATGTTTTTAACCTGATTTACGATATAGTCAAGCCCTAATATTTTAATATTTGAAAATGATGAGGCTCGGACGTATAATGTTTGTCCACGTCTTAATTCGGTCAACCGCTTAGACCACCTTTCTATATATTTAGTCAGTTTACTGATTTTTTGTTGATCTAACTTGTTTTCAGCAACGATTAATTCAGCTTTTTTCTGATCAACTTCATAAGCAATTTCTTGAATACAATCCATCAATTCAGGATTCATGTTTGCTTCGTATTTTGTAAACCAATCGTTATCAGTTTCAAAATTGGGGGTTGATGAAATACCGGTTATTCCCATAAAGTAATGAGAATGCCCAAATTTCGCACGATTGGCACGTAATGCAGGAATAATACGTTCGGTGAATTTATCCTCTGGAATTCGAAGCATTTCATCCACTAATAGGTGAGCAGCATTCTTACCAAGCATACTTTCAGGACGGTCGCACGAAACAAATTGTATTACACAACCATTGACAAAAGAAACTGTATGTTTCCAGTTGTCAATGTAAGTTTCACATTTTGCGAAATGCTTTGGCGGTTCCTTACCTATTTCAAAATATACACCCCGCTCATAGTTCTCATAAAAGTATTCCATCAATCCGGGCAATATATTTTCAAGGATTGATTTATATGTGGAAGCAGCCAAAACAATAACAGCACCCGGAAGATCATTCTGTATCCTATCTATACGCGGTGCAAGTACGTGTGTTGTCTTACCTGATCCACGCCCTAATTCAGCAAAAAGGAATGTAGGATCGCACAGTTTTATCTTTATCTGAATAACAGTCAGATAAACCGTTAAGAATATATCCTGAGCATACTTCTTTATTTTCATTTCTTCTGTATATCAGTAATATTCAATTCCATTTCAACCTCTCCTTTGAGTCTGCCCTTATCGTTGCCACTTATATCGAATGATTCTATAAGACTCAATGCCTGCTCGTATGCTGACAGTACACCCTTCTTGCTTACACCCATTCGTTCTAGTTGCATATCTGCTGATACTATCTGCGGTTTGAACTTAATACGATCTGGATTAATGGTGTTGGCAGATGCAGCAATCCGATAATCACGGGCACGTTCTAAGCATGTACGTGCTTCTTTAAAGTCATGTGCTACCATGTCAACCTCCCAAAGCTTCATCATTTGATCAGCATAGTAAAGGTTCCATGCCTCACTTGTGACTGAGCAATCAGAGTTGAAGTAGTTGATTGCATCGTATATACGAGTCTTACATGCGGATATAGATAGGTGTGTGTATGACTTCTGAAGTCGTTTGGCACAATCAGACACAGACGCGTAGCGTCTGAACAAATTAGATGCTTCATTAACTTGAAGTATATAGTCTGCTAGTGCAGGCGGTATGCCTGTCTTCTTTGCATCCCGAACTTCAAGGAATCTTTCTACAACTTCAATGGGTAATTTTTGCAGATGTTCTATCATAATTTCGACTATATGTATCTTGTTTTGAGCAAAACTAATCAACTAATACATGTCGTTAAAGGACTATTCTAAGTATTAATGAGCCAAAAGCGATACATTTTTGCTATCTCAGCACCCAATATGAGCAACTATACGTAACCTGCTGATATAAATAGCCTAATCATATATCCCTTTTTTCATGCACTCTCGCATTACAAATCCAAAACTCAGCGGAACGGAGGAGACAGAGACATTTTGCGTTTTTGTTTGAGTCGTAGAAACATCATAGTTCCGATTATTAGACATTTATGTATAAAAAAAATATCAGATTGCTTGAATCTGATACTTTTTGAAGTAAAACCGCATATTTTATTGAAAATTCCAACTTCTAATCATTTTAAAAGTTGCTTTAATATCTCATGCCGGATTTTTGCACGGGAAAGGTTGAGCTCCCAACTCTGAAGTTCTTCATCCGATTTGTATTTCTTTGTCCGGATCTGACTTTCGATGCGGCGAATGTTCTGAACAATGTTGGTTACCTGATTTAAAAATTCGGCTGGATTCTCAGCCTTTAAATTGGCTAGTTCGGTATATTGATCATTTGAAAACTTACGGGAGCGTGTGAGGCTGTGAATGTACAAAAATGCACCAGTGTCATTGTAGGATTGTAGTTCCCGGTGTGCGGATTGATTGCGGATATCGCACTCAACCATTTCAAGTGCTAGATCAGTATGCTCATCTATTAAAACATCAATCTCCTGCATGCGACGGTAAGTGTTTACTCGTTCATCATACAGGAGAATGCATGTTTGAATATCTGGATCGGTATTGTTCGACCAGGCTATTCTTGGGAATTCGTCAGATTTTTGTCGCTTTTTTTTTCATTTTCTACGACTGGTGATTCTTCTTTAGTTTCATCAGTGTTTATATTGGCGGCTTCTTTCGCTATTAATTCAGCAGCATCAGCTTCCTCTTTGGCTTTCAGTTCAGCATCTTCTTTCGCTTTTAATTCTGCAGCATCAGCTTCCTCTTTGGCTTTCAGTTCAGCATCTTCTTTCGCTTTTAATTCTGCAGCGTCAGCTTCCTCTTTGGCTTTCAATTCAGCAGCTTCTTTCGCTTTTAATTCTGCAGTAACTGCTTCCTCTTTAGTCAGCCTATTTGCTTCAATTTCGTCCTGAGAAACTTTGTCCAACAGTGAATAAATGATCTGACCATGCAGACGATCTATGTTGTATCGGTTGACACGGGCAAGTTCGTTGTTGAGATGTGACAATGGAAAGTGTTTTTTAAACAGATTCAGGTCTGTATAAAAATGCTCCTGTACCCGCAATGAATGCGAGGCCTTTGTTTTTTCGGATATGGTTAATTGCTTTTTCATATTTTGTGTTTTATAGTAGAGACACACGGTTGTGTGTCTCTACAGTTTTTATACAATTAATAAACCTATGATCTATACACTTCGTAGAAAGCGTAGCCGGTACCCGTTTTTGTAATTGCAAACGAAATTGAATTTCCAACCTTAGCTGAGAATGATACTCCCGATTTCAGAATGAATTTATCTGAGTTATTGATTACAGTCGGGAATACAACCCCGGCACCTTGCAACTCAATGATACGACCCACATCGGCATCTGTCACACCTGTGATATCTGTCAGTGTTTTGGCTGTTGCATTGTCCGTAAGTAGATATAGGGATATAACTCCCAATCCAAATGTAGTTCCGTCTGCTAGTTGAATAGTAAGAGGATCCTCACGAATGATCGGACCATCGTAGAACCAGAATGGTTCAGGACAATCACCACCTTCGAGCGAAAGTTCTACACCAGCAATATTGCTCACATCACCAATGGATTTCAGTTTAATTGTCAATCCACTTGAACATGGTGAACCGGCAATAAATTTCTGTCCGTCTGAACAACGCTCCCAAATGAGAACGACTTCAAGACCCAGATTAGCATATACCCATTGAAGAGTCGGTTTACTAATACCATCCAAAGTGAGTGCAACAGTTTGTTTACCTTCGTAAGGAGAAGAACCAGCTGCTGTAGATGGCTTAATTGTGTTTACCCGGCAATCAATGTATTTATGTGTTTTTCCGGCCAACAATACATTGGTGGAAATGGTAGCATTGACGGCTTTCGGGAAATTATCAATATCAACATCAGTTAACAATGCTATATAAGCACGATATTTAATCGACGTGCTTTTTTCATTGTTGTTATTATTTTTTGTTATATCGAATAACATATTATTTAAGTTTTTAAGGGTGAATAACTATCAGGTGGCCGAAGCCACCTGAATTATATGTTAGACAGTTGTCACTTTACGTTCGAGTTCCAAGAATTTTCCTGTCGGTTTAGTCACAATTTTAGCTTCACCGTCGACAGTTTCCGTCACATCGTGAAGTTCAGCATACACCTTGATGTAGTCGCCAGCTGCTGCTGGTACGAAATCAGAACCTATTGTAGAGAATACCCCTGACTTAGCAAGTTTACATCCTGCAAATGCATCGGTGGCAACTAATTTGTATACAAACTCATGACTAAAATTAGTCACAGTTGTAACCGGTGTGTTACCTGTAATTTCAAACAAGGTATTTGCCTTGAACGAAATTGAATCAGCCAATGCTAAATCGGAAGCAGGGAAGTTGGTAAAAATCCACTGGAACTCACGGTTTGCAGCCAATTGATCAGCCATTGTTTTGTACTTAATTCCGGCACGAAGTACTCCTGAACCTTCTTTCCAACGCGAAAATGCGATAAGCGTTTCCATCCATTGTTGGTAATTGAATGCCAACATTTCCATTGGTTTGTCTTCGTAGTTTTCTACATTGTTAGGCAACGTGATCCAAACTTTGAAGCAATTCATTGGCATATTAGGTACCCATACAATTGCATCAGGTGAAAGGTCTACCAATGCGTTTCCGGTTGATCCGGTAAAGTCATCTGCCAATTGGTACTTGGCCCTATACGCACGTTTGTACCATTGTTTGTGACGGGCATTACCATAGATTTGATACCCGGTCATGTCCGGAACTACTTCGTTGGTATTGTCCCACAAAGTTTCGTAAACATCTAACATCGAAGTGTGATCGTACACTCCTAATTCTGAGAAAGGAAGAATTTTCAAATCTTCTTCAACACGTTCGATAGCACGTAATGCACCATCAGCACCTAAAAGAGCAGGGTTGGAAGTTACGTTTTGCAATGGAACGCGAACACCACATACACGACGACGATTTTGTTCGTTGAGTAGAATCTGACCAAAGTAAACCAAAATCCATTCAATGAATGTCCACTTGATTGGGTTGGATCCTTCGCGGTTCAGATAACCGATATACAGTTTTTCTAACTTGATCATGTCTTCAAACTTGAATTTGAAACCAAGATCGATAACTGAATACACTTCGGCTGCAAAATTTACGTTTCCTTTGAAATTATCTCCAGAACGATATCCCTGAGAAAGCTCACCAAAGTTAGCGGTTGGTGCAAATTCCTTATTTTGGATATTTGAAACAACAGGGAATATGGAAGCTACTGACGGAATGGTACGGAAGTATGCCAGAATCAAATCGGTACGACGTACAGAATATTCAGGAGCTCCGGCATCATCTAAGCCGGAGTAATCCATTCCGCTTTCGCCAGCAATCATTTGTTTGTAATCCAATGCCCCAAGCAGATTGCTTGCATCCAACGAAGCCATACGATTACGTACAGTTCCGGCAAATGCTTTGAAATCTGTAATAAACATTTCTTTATCTCCCTCGCTTAGATTTTCGCCATGAGGTTTACGAGTAATAAATGTTTCGTTGTACCATTTTCCACGGGCAAACATCGGAGCTTCCAAACCAAACAGGTGAGTAGCTGTGTGAGCAGTTTTGCCTAATACAGTTGCCAACATACGAGAAGATCCAGCTGCCGAAGATGCTTGTACAGCGGGTACCTGAACAGGTTCCGGTTCGGCAGCTAATGCTGCAATCTGTTGCTGTTGGTTTTGAGCTGTAGTGATTAAGGTTTGTACAGCTGCAGGAGCTGTTTGTGGAGCCTTTGCTGGTTCTACACTCAAAAGAGTTGCTATTGAAGCAATGTCTTCCGCTGATAAAAGAGTTTGCTCCATTTCGGCAGGCTCATCCAAAGCGCGATCTGCTTCAAATGTGATGTTGTGAGTTTCCTCATACTTAGCGAAAATAAGCTTTTGTTCGTCTGCTGTTAAAGTTCCTGCTTTAACTTGCTCAGAGTAGCCAAGAGCTACAATCAACGCCATAAAACGTTTTTGCCACTTTTTCATACTTTTTTAAAATTTTAATTGTGAGTAAATACTTTTGTTTGTGTTTGCTATGTTTTGAACCTCAGCAATTGCTTGGTTTAGGTTCATAAGTCCGTCGATAGCCTTGTATGTTATTGCATCGTAGGCATAAAATTCGCGCCCCTCCAAAATACCTTCTACCGATTGATCAATTTTTGGACGACCTTCTTTTATTATATTTTGGAAATGAAGTGCAAAAGGGGTTAGAGATTCATCGATCATCGGTTTATCGTTTCCGTTTAAAGCTTCACGAAATGGAAGATTTTTAAATTTTGATTCTGGAGGATAAATGGATATGATTTTAACCCCGGCATTTTCGAGCATTTTGCTCTGATCAATCAATTGTGCAAAGGTTCCGATTGATCCCCATTTGCACATTCTATTGGTTGCGCCAACTTTATTGCAAAATGAAGCAGCATAAGCTCCACCCGATTCGCACATGCCATCAATCAACCCAATGCTTGGTTTGGTACGGTTGCGCATGGCATCTTCGAGTTGAAAAATAGAATCGGTAGTTCCACCTGGTGTATTAAAAAGCAAAACGGTACCTGCAATATTGGAAGCTGCATCTGCCTGCCGAATAAGATTGGCAATTGAATCCATACCCATTATATATTTATAGGCATCCCAATCTATCCCGGAATATTTCATCATCATGCCTATAATGGGTAGAATAACCACAGATCCATCTTCGTAACCGGCAAATGGTCCGTTGTCGTCGCAATCGTCCATACAATCTGAACAGATCATATTTGGGTGCAATTTTGGCATGGTTGGCTTGATGCTTTTATCGCCGGTATAATGTGATGATGAAATAAGCCGTGAAATAAGTAATTCGGCTTCGGTGATGGCCGATTCGGCCAAAAGAAGTGGTGATGATGTGAGTTCGGTGAGTAGGTTTGTCATTGCACTATAAATTTATAGTGCAATGTTACTTATTATATAATGTCAGCGAAATGACAATTATAATGCGGACTGGCGGGTAAAAGTGATGGTGGCTGTTACTTTATTGTCTGAGTAAATTTTTCGTACGGGATAGTTCTGTGACCCGACAATGATTATTTCACCGGCATTATACAACCGAAGTATATAATTTTCTTTTCGGTTAAATAAATCGGATACATCGGCAACATCGGCAACAACAGTAACAACTTCTTTCAGAATTGCGCCAGCCGACGGGGTTTCGGTGTCGCTCTGATAAACAATTTTACTTTTCGATGATATTCGAGTGAACGATGCACCGGAATTCAATGTGATCACGCCATCGTCGTCGGACTCTACATCCGCGGTATGAACGTAATCAAGATAGTTACAAATTACATATTTTTTCATATTAATCTATTATTAATCAATTATTTGTGTACACTCCGACGCTTTTCGGACGTTTTTCGGACGTTTTTCAGTGATTTAAAGGACTGTAGACGCCACTTGCTTAGTGATTTTGCACCTGTTTTTTGACATTATTTAACCTTATTGGAGCTATATCTTCTCCTCTTTTTCCGATTTCGGCATTTATCGCGCCACCGTTGGTAGTTTTTAAGTAATGCATCTATCGTTATAGATTCGATGCCATATTTTGTCATGAATATATGCGCGGAGTCTTTGAAGTCGACTCCATTCATGTGTTTTTCATAATCCATGTAGTCGTGGATATCGGCCCAGAATTTTGCTTCGATTCGTTCTTCGATTAATTCAACCGATCGGCGACCGAAGTAATTAAATACCTGTGTTGATTTTCCATTTTCCCGCTCGGGAAGATAGAACCAAAGATTTCCGACATCTATTTGTCTGACATTGGCCGGGCAACGTTCCGACAAATCGTAAATAGTATGGTATAGATCAAGATTATCCGAAAACTGGATTGGATTTGACGTATCATGATTGTTGTATTTACCAATCAAGTACTCGGCCAGATGTGGTTTTATAGTTATTTTGACTGAAATCATAATATTGTGCTTAATGTTTTGATTAAAAAAGAGTATATTCGATAGTAAAAATACAATTTAATTTTCTAATAATCAAATATTTAGTGTTATTTTTTGGCTGATTTTCGGTTGCTTTTCTGTTTTTTTTCATCGAATAAAAAGTAACCTACCACATACCACAAGTTTTAATGTGCAGTATATAAACTCGTTATAGTGTGGTAGGCTTGTGGTAGGTTTGTTTTGTGGTGGGTTGTGGTGATGTGTGGTAATTGTTATAATTGCAGATACCTACCACATATTTATATTTGAATTTCAGCTAATTAACCACGATTGTGGTATGTGGTAGGTTAGGTGTTTAGATTCTTCGTTCATGTTACAATAAAATTTATATTTATTAAAACTTATTTTTTATTAATATAATATATATGTGAGTGAGTCGGTGTCGGACAGTCGGTAAGCAGTCACACAGCTTGTACGAACGATGCCAGGAGCATGGGGAGCAATAGAGGGCCGCGTGGGGTAATGTTTTCGGGTGGTGGTGGATTGAAAATAGTTTGAAAAATAAATGCAAAACATTGTGTGTCTTGCATTTATTTAGTATCTTTGTGTATTACATTACGAGAATAGATCTTTTGGTTGATCGAAGTTCCACACCAGAATTTCGGTTCGGGTTTTTGCCGGGGTAGATCCGGTATTCGCCACTTTCAGCAATACTTCAATGCGCTTGAACTGCCAACCGTACCGGGCAATGTGATATCGCAGAGTTTGACTCCAATAGTTGGACAATATAAATTTGCCTTGAATGGTGGAAAGTGCCTGCAGTAATTCATATAGATTAGCGTGAGTGTACCCGGTATAGTGACCATTATACCATCCGGGGTATGGTGGATCCAAATAAAAAACTGTGTCGGGTGTATCGCGTTCGCGTATTACCTTGATAGCATCCCTGCAGGATATCTGTACCGTTTGTAACCGATCGCGAAGCTCTGCATCAAAACTTGCGCGTTTATTCTTTATATAAACGCCGGTGTGGCTTCCTCCAGTTCTATTCGACCATTTCCACCCACCGTGCATTGATCCGGCGAAGCTGCCGTTTGTAATCAACCACACCGACCACGCACGTTCGACATCACTTGCCGGCACGCGATTATTCCAAATATCTTTTGCGGCCAGATACATGCGCTCGGAGTTCAACGTTTGACTGATCAATATCTCAAGCTGCTCGAAATTGTTTTGCGCTACCTGGTAGAAGTTGATTAACCGATCGTCGATATCGTTGATTACCTCCAGATAACTTTTCGGCTTGCGGAAGAATACGGCACCACCTCCGAAAAACGGCTCACAATAGATTTTGTGAGCCGGCAGCATGTTGATTATTGTATCGGCCAGACCTTGTTTTCCGCCGTAGTAGGTGATTGGGGTTTTCATGGGTTGATTAATTGTAAATTTGTTTTTACTTTATTGATTATTTCCTGCGTTGTTGCAGGTTTTATCAATTTTAATCTCATTGCTTTGGCTCGATTACCATATTCTAAAATCGGTTTTTCTAATGTCCGATCCCAACCTCTATATTTCTTTCGGAAAGCGTTGTCTTCAAACACGACTTCGAAGGAAGATGTGTTGTCGTCAAAATCGTAGGTTACTTTATCCCCTAAACATATCTGTCTGCCGGTAATATCTTTCGTATGGGTTGGAAATCCTTTGGGTAGTTGTTTCATGGGTTAATTCGTTTAAATTCGTATATAAATACCCACGGGTTCAAATAATATGAATCCTCACTGTTTATTTTCACCCATAATGAATAAAATGAATATTTTCCGTTTATGAACTCAAACTTTTTAGTGTGATAATTCATAAATTTGGATTCTCCTTTTAAAATTCCCTCGGCTATTGCATCGGTTTCTGTAATATCCTGCAGGCGCTCACACCTTACGCCGGTACACTCTAGCCAAATGCGAGCGGCTTTTTTAGGCATAAATAAAGACGATCGTTTAAACCAACTTCCTCTTACTGTATTTCTATCAATTCTAAATGAATCGGGTTTACTATCGAAGTAAAAATAAGTTTGGTCAATAACATTCAATGTATTATCTACAAACATTTTTTCAGGTTTACCCGTCTTAGTTTTTTCACCGGTTGTAACCCAATAACCTGATGCATAATATTCTTCCTTAATCCAGATATGATCCCCAACCTGGTATTGTGGTTTCATTCTTTCTGAAAATCCACTTTTATTGAAGAATAAAATTCCTTTATTAGTTGTATCTGATGTGATTGTCCATTCATCTGGGCATTTATTTACTCTTTCTAACCCGCGTGTACGTCGGGTCATTGTCTTTCGGTCCTCCAGTATGGCTTGCACCATGGGCGTGGAGAATAGGGCTGGTAGTTGGTTCATAATCCTTTCATTGTTTCTTCATAAAACTCTTCTGATTCTATACAATCAATGCATCGGCCATCGCCAATAAGGATTTCATTCGATTGTTCACCACATGAAGTACATTTTCCTGTTTCAAGATCATGTTCGGAGTAAGTTGTTTCTGTTATCATAATAATTTATTGTTTAGTTTACTTACATTGCTTGTTTTAAAAGCATTTGATAAATGCTCATGGCCACCGCTTCGGCATTTACTTGTGATTGGGTGCACTCTACAGCGTTACCAATGAATTTCTTTTGTTCGGCCTTAGTGCCCTTCAGAATATAATCATCGCCAAAGCCCATTATTCGCTTCAGTTCGTCGATAAAGAGCATGCGCATGAATATGTCGGTAATACCATACTCATTGCAGAGGTTCTTTAGCTTGATCATTGTTTCGGTATCGGATTCATCTATCCGGATCTTACTGTATCCAAAACTTGATTGAAGCAAATATGGTGGTGCTTTATCCATCCGGGCAATAAGCGTGAAGCATGGTTTTTCAATACTTGCACCTTTATTGTTGTATTGTGGGTTCAGGAGCCATTGTGCACTTACAAGGCGTTGCTTTGGGTTTGTAAGCAGAGCTCCGCAAGGCTTATCAATGCTTACGGCTCTACTATTCCCGTATTGTTCATCAATGAATTTTGAAGTAATAAGAGCAAATCTATCCTTTGTCATTACTGTTCCACACGGTTCTGAAATTGGAGAATTTAAACCGGGCGAATTGTAAGTCATCAAACTTTGAACCTTTGTTGTTACCATAGCAAAGCGATCTTTAGTAGTTACCGTTCCGCAAGGTTCGGAAACGTCCGAGTTATAACCATTGCCATAATAGGCTGTAATCATTTGATGATGATCTACCGTCGTGGTTGTTCTGGATGGGCGATTTATATTCAAAAACCAAGGATCACCACCAGATGGAACCTGAATAAATGAGGCCTTGACTAATCCCAATCGGTTTTGAGTGGTTACGGTTGGCGACGGTTCTTCCACGCTAGGAGCTTTATACTTTCCATTAGCTTGCATCGAATTCCATTTGATAAGGAAATCATTTGTTCCACCTAAAACGAAGCGTACAACTCCGTTTAGTATCCTTTCGAGCGTTGCATCGACTAATGTTTTCTTTCGGTTGAAAATACTTTCACCTTCAACATCTAATTGCAAGACATTTTTTACCGCTTTCCATTTTTCAAACCCGCCAGTACCACTTTTGGAGTGTGTTTGTACCGGGAACTGAATGTTGATATCATTTTTTGCAAACAACCCGAAATATCTACTTCGTGAAGTATATGCGCCATAATCGGCAGCATTCAATTTACGGTAGTCGTATGCGTAGCCATGATGTATAAGATCATCGCGCCAAGCTTTATAGTATTCACCTTTGCGTTCATTTACCGGTACCCATACAGGCTCTATTGAAAGAATTTTTTTCGTTTTCTTATCCTTTTTGTAATCCAGTTTACAATATATCTCTTCGCCTTTTTTGTTACAAATAGTCTTTACTTTTAGCGGTCCCCAGTCTATAAACTCGATCACGTTTTCCACTCCAATAATATCCGGATGTAAAACGCGAACATAACGTTCGATATGCTCTGGTAGTGATCTACTATCAGCATCTCGTGATAAACCGCCTTTGGCTTTGCTATGGTGCGTACATTCGGCCGAAGCATGAAACAACACTTTGGCATTTGGGTAACGAAGTTTTGCAGCTTCAACGATATCGACCAATCTGTGTGGATCCAGTGTGGTGAAATCTTCGACAAAATGAACGGTGTCCGGGTGATTGGCTGCATGACTGGCTATGGCCGTAGCGTCGTGATTAATACCGATCACTACTTTGGCTATATTTTCACCGTTTATCTTTGCCCGGTGAAAGCCTGTTGTAGTTCCACCACCACCGCAAAAACTATCGATTACGATCAGGAGTATGTTTGGGTTTATATCCATAATATTTTATTCAAAATCATTGGTTTGATATGCCTGGTATTCTTCCGGGGTCATTGGTTTCAAGTCTTCCGGCCGGTATCGCTCTGAGTTTTCGTAACACTCAATGTGCACTACGCCGTGCATTGTTACTTTTGCTTTCATGGTGATGACATCCCCGGCGGGATTGCGAAATGGAGCTTCGTGATTAAATTTCATATTAGCAGCTTTCTTTACATAAACCCTGACAATTGTGTTTGCATGGTTCATTTGATTTATAGCAAATTTGGGGTTCTATTGTTTCTAATTCAGCCTCCTTATCAGATATCATTTTAGCTCGTTCTGGATCCGGATTTTCACCTGATAACATTTTCAACAAATACAATGAGTCATTTTTGTTGGTTGCAGTCATTGTTATAATTCCGCTTTTAGTTCTTGTTACTTTCATGATTCACATTTTAGCTATTTTATTCTGATGCTCTTCAATCCAATATTCAACCATCGCTTCTGACTGAACCTCTATTTTAGAAAGCAGTTCCTCTTTAGAATCTGCATACACATATCCATACTGCATATAACTACCATTAATTGTACATGATTTATAATCACCATCTTCGCCAAATTCAAAAGCTTCCATTCTCGGATATTCAATTTCAGCAATGAATCCTGAAAATCCAGCGTCGGAAAGCGAACATATTATTTCGTCTTTATCGTCTTGTATATGGACGTTATACGGAGAAGATAGAACTCCGGGAAAGCATTTTTCAAAATCTTCTTTTCCCATTTCGCAAAGCATTTCCTTTAGATCATCATTTTCGTACTGACACATCATCCAGTAAAGATTTCTGATTTGCGCGCAATGGCACTGCTCAAACCGATCAATCATACGTGAAGTGGTATTTTCTGTATTTTCGTGATTGATTTTGAATTTTGTTTTTCTAAATTCTTCGCCAATAACAACAATGCATATAGCCCTGTCTTTATTGGTCAACTGTTCAGTAGACCACATGGAAATTCCTGTATTGTTTTCCTGTAACATTCTATCCATTACGGATAGTTCTGATATTTCTTTTTGTGACATTATTTTACTTTTTATTGGTTATTTATTCTATTTCCGATTCGAGTTCTACCTGTCCAAACATATTGTCATATCCTTCATCTAGGAGTTCTACACCACAATACATTTCTTCATCTTCTACACGACCATTGTACTTTACATATCCTACGCCTTCGACAAGTTGTTCGACTCCTTGTCTGGCAACATTGTAAGCAATATGACTTATCATGTCAACTATTGAAGTTGCTCCGCTATCGATCACTTGTTTGAAATCGGTGAATGCTTGTTTGAATTCCGGAGAATTTTCATCGTATTGAAAAATTAGCTGCCCGGTAAAATTGACTGTTGTTGTTTTCATTTTATTCCTTTTTATTAGTTTCTTCGTTAGTTATAAATACTATATGATATCCTTTTCTGGATTCGTTTTGGTCTGCTTTAGATCGATACGAAATTTGTTCGTAACCGAGAGAATTGAGTGCTTGTCCTATTTTTTGCGGAGTAATGTTTTTCATTTCGTCCGATTTAATTTTTCGGAGTGTATCAAGGCGTTGCATTATTTGTGTTGGAGTGAGTTTTTCGCCTTCTTCGTCGGCTTCCGGCCGGCGGATAGATCGCTGGAGTACGCGCATGGCATCGGTTTCGAAGCGGTACCGGGCATTATAGGTATTGAAATCTTCGTAATCTGGTTGTCTGAATCTATATTCGAACTTGCTGCTTTCGAGTAGGGTGAGTGCTTCGGCCCATAGCTGATTTTTATCGATCACGTTGGAATAATTCTGATCGAGTTCGGTTATCTCGATCAAGCCCAACCGGCGGGTGTCGCTGCCATACCATGACTGGATGAAACCGCCATTTTCTTCGTTGGCATTGGTGCTTAACACCCCACATCCAATGCGTGTTTTTTTCGAAGGAAATTCTTCACCACGTTGTTTTATATCAATTTCAGTATTTGTTTGTACCTTTTTCCATGTATTTATCGTGGACTTATTAAGTCCGACTAATTCTTCGAAATTGATGATCATATAGCGCGTATACACATCCTCTATATCGAAGTTTTTCGGATTGTTTGAAGACTCTATGTAATAGTCTTTCAGTACATCCGGAAGCAGCCAGCGGGTGAGATATGTTTTTCCGGATCCACCCACGGCCTGAACGAGTCCGAGTGTTACGTCGTTCGACTCATTTTTAAGCCACATGGCCACACACGACACAAGCCATTTACGGAAAAGATTATTGGTACGGGTAATGTAAAATTCAGCGGGATTTTCGTCGAAAATGCGGGTCTTTATGTGATCGCACAATATGTCGATTTGTGATTTTCCATCCCAGGTACCCCGAATACTATCGAAGTAATCTTTAATTGGGTCGCAATGTGGAATATAGTAGGGTGAGCATAGAATTTTACGAAGCATAGAATCACCTACATTTACATTATTAGCTGCCAGGTGTAGGGATATTTCGCTAAACTTTGGCTCAATGCCTTTGCGATCGGCATCTTTACAGGCTATGTACTTTTTTGAAGGGTCCTGAACTGACACCCTGATTTCGTAATGTTCCAGCAGGAAATTTGCCGCGTATTGTATTTTGTCATCGAATAGTGATTTTTGTGATTCATGTTTTGCTGGAGCTGTAAGTTGTGCCATTATCTTATTTCTGATTGAAGAACGTAATTAAATTCAGTTTGCAGTCGTTTTACGACCGTTGCGTTTGTCGATTCCGGATCGGACCAGTTGTAATAAATGGTTCGCTGTCTATGATCAATCCGGAATCCTTTTTTTCTGACCTGATAAGTCAGATTATAAAGCCTTGTTTTTGTTTTATCCCGTTTGTCGTTCATCAATGTGTAAGTTTTTAAAGTTTTTGCTAGCTTCCGGAAGTTCTTTCTCCAATCGAGCGTTCACCAGTTCACATCGTTTTGACAGAGCTTCGAGGGCGGACAAGAGGGGAAACTTGCTGCGCATTATTTCATCGACTTCGCGCGTTATACGTGCTTGCACCTTATGCAGGTATTCATCCAGTTCCGTTTTTTCCCTCTTCGGTTTGTCATCATCGGAAGCCGACTTTGCGCGCATTTTGCGCTGTAACGCTTTCCAATCTTTCGTGTATTGACCAAAAGCACGCATAATTAATTGAGCATCCACAGAGCCATAGAATGTACCATATTCATTTTTTACGATTCTGCCAAGAATTATTTTGAAATCACTAAGGTATAGACATTTATAATCTGTATAAATCATAAATGCAATAGGATCTATCTCGAGCAATGGCTTGTTGATATTCAAAATACTATTCAAATACACCAACCAACTTTTGATAAAATCAACTGATACATTTTTTTTACCTGATGAATCCGGATATATCAGGCACAGATCACCTATTGTGATTCTAGGCTTTGAAATGCTTTCTTCGATTGTAGTTATGTTTTCAAATGATACTAATAACTGCTTTGGTTTATAGTCGTCAAAAAATTTTTGATACGTAGGATAAATACTCAGGGCTTGCTGTTGTATCGGGTTTAAGTTGTCTAATGGAAGTATCATAAATCTGTATTTTTGATTCTATTTTGCGATTTATTTCAGCATAAAGTGCTGCTTTAATGGAGCACGGAATAGATAGGTAAGCGGCTAAGTATTCGCGAATTTCTTCTAATTCGGAATCGACCTGCAGTATATAATTGGCAGTATCTTTATCCATTTCCTATTATTCTTTATGCGGGATCAAGCTGAAAGTTTCCGTACTGATAGTCTGGGCGATTTTCCTGAACACAGGGAAAAGGAAATTCGTTTTCCACTGTGTTTTGAAGCGCGCAACATTCTCTAAATAGCGAACATTGTCCGCAATCGATGATATCAGGATGAAACCGGTGAATGGTTATACCTACAGTTACGGTGTTTTTGTCGGTTGAAATTGCGATGACTGACATGGCTATTTTTCTATAAGGTCCAAATCACCTTCGTAAAATTCATAAGCACTTACATCAAGCAATGTTATGCCATTAGTACCATCAATACGAGGCCACCCTTCCATTTCTTCAAATTCGGATATAACTCCTTTTTCGTTATAGTTATTGAAAGTGGCTACCTTAATACATTCCATTGCTACTTTTTTCATGTATTCGTCTACCGGGTTGGCATCGGTGTCATAAGGATAATCCCAAGAAAAGAAATCAAGAAGTACTTGTGCATCTTCTTTCATGAATTTTTCTGTATCAAGCTGCAATGTGCAACTTGCCTCATGGCGTGAATAATCGTATTCTAATGTTTTGATCATAATGTTTTTATTTATTGGTTCTATTCTGATTTTGTATCCAAATATGATTGGCAATATCGATGATTAATTTATCAGAAAAATCTATGCAGCTAAGCGATCGAGTAATATCCGCTGTTTGGTTCAAATACTTATAAGCATCTTTTGCAGTTGGGATATGCGCTGTATCTTCAGGTTTAATTACTTGAATGGTGTTTTCGGGTTTAGTGATCAAAAGCTGATACTCTGGTTTGTCATCATCGGTAATTATGCGTGTATAACCTCTTCCATCCTTGTTATACTCTTCACCATCGAGAAGGAATTGAATTACCGCTCCAATGAATTCGTTGGTTACATCCTTTTTAATAGTCCAAACACCATCCTTACCAAAACCGACAAAGGCTGTATTTGTCAATTGGCTGACATTAAATGTCAACATTTCAAATAAAGATCGGATAAGGAATTCGAAATTTTCAGAATCAATACCGAATTTATCATACAATGCCGATTCTATTTCTCCGGAATCTTCCGATTCGCACCCAGTCAATACAGACTGCAGTTCTTCAATGTCTAGTGAATTGATTGCTTGATTGCTTTTGTTTTTCATTTCAATTTATTTATTGATTATTAATTTGATTTCTTGTATAAAAAAGAAAGAAAAAGGAGTGTGCAACCGAGTTACCGCCCAGTGACTTTGGGCAACCATTACACTTACACTATATCAAAAATTTGGTTTTTTATTGTCACTTTTCACTCCTTTTTCTTCTTATTGGCAATATGTTACTTTGCCCCCGCCCGAACGCTTTCGGTGCGGTTTTCCTTGTCGGGGATATCGTTATTTTTTTGAACTAAAGAAATAAGAAAACATCCTATGGTGAAAGCTACAATGGCAATAATGATTGCATCAAATAACCGTTCGTTCCTAGCATCGTACCGGCGTTGATAGCTCGATTTTGATTGATTTATTTTAGGTGATTCCATATTTTTTTAGTTTTTCATTGAGACTTTGTATCATTTCGTCTTTTTGGCGCAAACTAGCTGCTACAGCATCATTGCGCCTACGTTCGGTTTCTAACTGTCGTTTGAGTTTATCCACCTCATTTTCGGCAGGCAGTTCGCTAGCACCGGCATATCTTCCGTCCGAATCACGATCGCGTTCGCTGATCGTAACCGATGATTTACGTTGCCGGGGTCGGATAGTAACCGAATTGGCAAATAAATCGAGTTGATATGCAGATGACTGTGACATATTAGTCTAATTTTCCTTTTTTAGATAGATCAATAGTGGATTGATGTTCCTCTACTTTTGTTGGCTCATCGCCTGTAAGTTGCTTTTCTGTGGGTTTAAAAATGGTTTTATAACCATTGTCTATAAAGAAATCCATCATGGCTATAGCACGCGGCTGATTAGAATCTGCCATTTTTTTTAGGCGGTTAAGCCGGATTTGTTCTTGCCTACTGGTTAGCGCAAATCCGTGTTTTTCGACTAATGATTCTTTGTAAAATTCCCAAGCCTTTGAGAATTCCTCTCCCTCGAATGGGAGCTTCACCGTTATTGGTGCAATGGGGTCGATAAGCTTATCAATTTCGTTGTGCTGAGCAACAGCTTGACCAAAGCACTCTACTATTTTTTTAAATGCTTTTTGCGTGCGGGTGTCGGTAATTCCGGCATTGAATTCATCCAACAAGGTTACTAAATTCGCCATTGATTCTGAATGCTTGTCCCAAAGCGGTTTTATAATGTTATTCATTTTTTTGGAAATAAATTATAGATTTCGAGTTTCTCCGGATTAAGGAAAAGCTCATTCTTTTTTGATTCTAAATATTTCAAGAAGAATTCATCCAGTTTTTCAAGCTTGCCGGTATGTGGATTACGGACTGTCCACATTGGCATCATTTCGGTTTTTCCATCGCCGTGAGGAGCATTGAAGTATACCGGCATATCGTAACTTTCAACCTCTAGCCCAGCATTGCGAAAAACAGCAACGGCATCGGAAGGGGAAAACAGCAACTGGAGCTTTATCATACCGGTTTGCTTTTTAAATTAAGATCATATTCGGGAACCCGTTTTTTTGCTCTGTAGCATCTACCGGTTTTGTTCCATGTATAATTTTTACCGGCAATAATGCCGGTCATGGTTTTTACTACACCATCCGGTTGTTTTACATCCGTAATGTGTGCATTAAGCTTTAATGCTTCTGTTTCAAATTGTGATAATGAACTCATAATTGATTATTTTTTATTTAAATTTCTTCGAAAAGTTCTGTTTCAGCCTTTCTACGACCTCGCGATCTGCGAACTCTACAGAAGTCTGACGGATTACATGAAATGTCAAAAACTATCAATAGTAGAAGAACTGTAGCGAACACCTGGCGTTTTCGTTCCGATATCTGAAATGAGATATCAAACGTCTGGCCGCAATACCACAGAACAAGATCAGTTATTTTGCTGAAACCTAATTTTGCATAGACATTTTTTATAGTCGTTTCAACCGTATATACGCTGCGATGCGTGCGGTAGGCCACCTCTTTTTTTGATTCACCCAGCGCAATGCGTTCGGCTATCTCAAATTCTGCAGGGTTTAGAGTTTGATCCATGATCGTACTATTTAATAGCCTCGTTGGCTTGTTGTGGAAGTGACTTGATTTGGTTAACCATTTCGATGGCTTTCTGATATACGTCTAACTTTTTTCCTGATAACAAATCAAAGCTTTCCACTTTGAAAGTATCATAGACTGTAGTTAACGAAGTTTTAGCTTGGGAAGCCAATTCACTAAGTTTTTGTTTTTGCGCAAGAAATTCACTAATTGACTTTAGATTTTCTTTGAACATTTCGTTTTCTTGATTTTGTTCCATTTTTTTACCCTTTTATTTGTATTGTATTTGTATATTTGCTGTCTTATCTTTGCATTGTGTACAGTATCTGTATAGATACTGTGTATATTCTGTAAAAACACACTGCAAATATAGACCAGATATTTCGATCATGCAAGAAAATAAGCAAGAATTTTCGATTATAAAGAAAAGAATTTTAGAATTCCTTAAGAAAGAAGGAATTAGCATGTACAAATGCTACCAAGAAACTGGTATGTCAAGGGGAGTTTTAGGTCAAAAAAATGGAATTAGCGAAGAAAATCTGATCAAATTTCTCAAAACATACCACAAAGCCGACCCAAAATGGATAACATTAGGCGAAATATCTAGTCTACCAAATGAAATTGAACAAGATTACAAAGAGAAAGTCAAGTTAAAGATTCAAGAAGTAACTCCCGACTACATCCTAAAGCGATACGAAGAATTAGTAATCGAAAACAATGAGTTGAAAACTCAATTAAAGGCTCAAAAAAAGGAGGTGCAATACATGCATGGAATCGAACAGACTCTTGTGGCTGCCGAACCACAAATTGAATTGAACGACAAAGAAAAAAAAGAATAACACCATATATATATGAAAAGAGAAGAAGCTGAGAAATATCTTTTAAAACTGGAACAATATTCTTCCAGCATGACAAACCACTTGAGAGTATTCATCGCCCAACGCCGGCCCGGTATCGAAATAGATTTTGACGACCCTGATATATATGATGGATTTCATGAGGTGTTCTTATTAATAAATGAATTCCACAAAAAATCTGGATTCAAATTGAATTTCTTGACTGATTTTGAAACAATAGATAAATCAAACAAGCGGTTACTGGAAATTAAGGATAAAAACGAACTTTATATTATATATCTGGAAGACCTACTGCAAAAAAATAATATACAGTATTAATAGACTTTTATAGACGAATAGACCATTATAGACGAAATAGACGGTAATTTAATACAGCATTGTCAAGCTTTTAATTAGCAAGTAGGGTCTCCCTCCAGCTCCACAAAAAAACCAAGACGTTTAGCCGACACATTTGCTAAACGTCTTTTTTTCTAAAAAAATTAATAATTAGTGC